TATGGCAACTACAAAGAGAGAAAGCTAGAAGGCTAAGAGATGGAAATTATTACACCAGGCCACATAGTCCAGGAGCTACAACGCCTGACAAGCGAGATGGACAAGGGAGCTAACGCACTCTACGATGCAGAGTGCAAGATGGCAGATGCTGAGGCTGCTTATGACAAGGCAGTGTCTTTAGCCTTCTTGAACAACGCTGGCACTGTGGCAGACCGGCAAGCTGTGGCTAAGTTGCAAGCAGTAGAGGAAAAGCTAAAGGCTGATCTAGCTAAGGCCGAATACAACAGGGTCCGAACCAAGCTAAAAACCTTGTCAGATCAAGCCACAATGATGGCAGTTATCAGCAAAAATGTCGAAATACAGTGGAAACACGCCTAGCTGGTAGCCTACTTGGGTGATTGCCGAAACCTGCTCATGTGGGGCCAAGTTCAGGACTGATGAACCTGAGCCACTCAAGCTTGTCCGAGAGTGGAGAAGGCGTCACACCTGTCAAGAGCAAGACATCGCTGACACACCTACCAGCGGTTTAGCAGACACACAGCTTGCAATGGGATTCCAACCAGGTGAGATGCCAGCAAAGAAACATGACCCTTGGGAAGATGATGATTGACCACAATTCGCACGAACGCACGAGTGTTTGTAGGTTTCCGCAATGAATAAAAAAACCTTTGACAAGTTCTTAGATCGTGACAAGTGTTGTAGTCATTGTGGAACCACAGATGACACGCTTATCCCACAGCATCGAGCCAACAGAGGCATGGGTGGCAATAGAGCCTTAGACAGACCTAGCAACATCATTGTGCTTTGCAGTGCTGCCAACTTTATGCTTGAGTCCAACGCTAGGTTTGCCGAGATGGGCAGGTTATTCGGCTGGAAGCTAGAGCGACACCAGGTACCAGAGTTTACCCCTGTCTACATGGGTGACGGCTGGTGGCTGTTAGATAACGACTTCAACAGGACACCTGTGCCAAATAACGACATTGAATACTTTTAGGGTGCTAAGGTAAAAACATAACTAAATAAAAGTGCCCCCTAGAAGCCTAAACTCCTAGAGGGCGTAATACCAACAATCAGACTGTTGGCATCAAGTCAATCTTAGTGCCAACCTTATTTCAAGGAAGGCACATTTTGCTTAACTGGGACAATAAAAACCTCGCTGAGGTGCTGTCAATGTACGGCGGAAACATCTTTATGGCTGAGATGGACTACAAGGCTATGGGCCTCGATGACGGCCAGTGGGTAATGCTCATCAAAGACGCTTATGATAAGCGTGAGGTCAGCCCAACAGTAATGATGCTGATGGCTGAGAGAGCAGCAGCAAGATGAAGCAGACACTTTACCGGTTCTACGACAGCACTAACAGCTTGCTTTATGTCGGAATCAGCAATACCTGGTATCAAAGGTTCCACCAGCATGAGAGAAGCTCTGGTTGGTTCTCTCGCGTGACACACGCAACCTTTGAGCCTTATGAGTCCAGAGAAGCAGTCGAGGCTGCTGAGCTAATTGCAATCAAGACTGAAAACCCACAATTCAATAAGGCGAGTAATCCGGCCTACGAAACTCCTACAGATCACTTCCAAAAAATCAAACTCTGGACCCAATCAAACCTTAAGCCAGACCAACTTCACGCATCTCTAATTGAGTACATGAAGGAATACAGGGAACTAAGGCCACAAATAAAAGGCAAGCAATCAAAGTGGGTTGCAATGTCTTTTATAGACATCTATTACGAGATTGGGCCTCAGGGTCTTATTGAGTGCAGAAACTGTGATGCGATGGCAAACAACGACAACATAAACAGGTGGCACAGCGATGCCTATGAATCTTTGGAGCGTACTTATGCCACTAATTAGAGGACATCACAATTTTGACGATCACTTCACCCAGATACCTAACAATTGGGTAAGGGACTCTAGCTTGTCGCTCAAGGCTATTGGGCTACTGACTCAACTAATGTCCCACCGACCTGGCTGGAACATGAGCATTAGCAGCTTAGCTAGATTCAATAAGACCGGAGTACGCACTATCAAATCTGCAGTCCAAGAGCTTGAACTCAGTGGCTACCTAGTCAGGTCAGAAAAGCAAGAACACAACCCAGATGGCACCTTTGCTGACTTTATCTGGACTACGGCTGACCCCTTGCAAAACAGCGTGACGGTAAAAAGCGTTGACGCTAAACAACACACAAAGAACACTATTACTAAAGAACAACAAATAACTAAGAATAAACAAGAGAATAAAGCAACCAAAATTACAGATGATTGGAAACCAATACAAACCATCATTGACGATTATGAAACCAAATACAAAGGACTCAATCACCAGCGTGAACTGGAAAAGTTTATAAACTACTACCAGTCAAAAGACATTGCTAGAAAGAGCTGGGATGGGTCATTTAGAAACTGGCTACTCAACGCCATGGACTATCAAGGCATTGACAATAACCAGGAACCAAAGCAAAAGTCCAAACCTATCTTTGGCAGAATCAAGTGAGTGAGTTCGAGCAGTTAGTAATCGGCTCTGTCCTGCTAACAAACGGCAAGGCACTCGATGATCTGACGCTCACAGGCAAAGACTTTGACGATCTCGGACACGAGAAAATCTACACAACAATGCTTGAGATGAAGCAAGCTCGCCAGCCAATAGATGTCATCACAGTCGGGGCTATGCTGCCTAAGCTTGCCAGCTACCTGCACGACTGCATTACAGCAACCCCAACTGCTGCATCTGTCAGCTACTACGCCGAGCGAGTCATCGAGGAAGTCACCAGGCGAAAGCTTGCTCATGCCGGACAAGTCATAAACATGAAAGCCCAGCACGAGGACTTGGCAACAGTTATAGATCAAGCCAAGAAAGAGATTGACAACCTAAGTGATCGCAACACAGCAAGCCGACCAAGCTATGTCAGCGATGAGCTCATTCCTTACCTTGACGAGATAGACAAGCCAAAGAACTATCCACTCAGCCCTTGGAAAGACCTCAACGACATTCTTGGGGGATTCCGACCAGGTGCCCTTTACATCATCGGTGCCCGACCTGGTATCGGTAAGACCATAGTCGGTTTGCAGATTGCTTGGGAACTATCGAAGCAAGGACCAGTCAGCTTTCACAGCCTTGAGATGGGCAAGTCAGAGTTGTATAACAGAATCATCTCGATGGAAGCCGAGGTCTACATCGGCAACATTGAAAAGGGCACACTCAAAGATGTTGACTGGGACAAAATTGCAAGAGCTAAGGAAAAGATAACCAGCCATCAGCTCGCCATCCATGACAAGTCAGGACAGAACCTTTTGCAGATTAGAGCTATGGCAAACGCAGTCAAAGCTAACGGCCAGCTCCGAGCAATCGTTGTTGACTACCTTGGCTTGATTCAGGACACAGAAAAGGGCCGAAAGAGATACGAGATGATTACCGACATTTCCATCGGACTAAAGAACCTTGCTCGCGATCTTGAAGTGCCAGTCATTGCTCTAGCCCAGCTCAACCGAGGACCAGAGCAACGCAAGGATTCCAAGCCTGACCTAGCCGACCTTAGAGATTCAGGTGGCATCGAGCAAGATGCAGACGCAGTAATTCTGCTGCACCGAGAGTCAATTGCTGAGGATCAGTTTGAGTGGCAAAAGAGCTGGATGATTATGAAGGTTGCAAAGAACCGACAAGGTGGCCTAGGTGAAGTAGGACTCAAGTTCGAGGGTCACCTGTCCAGAGTTGTCGAAGGCTAAGATTATGGCGTGGATGACAATGTGGCACTGTGTTGCCGATGCGGTGCTACCTGGAAGGTCAACACCCATAAACGCAAGAGGAAAGACCTCAAGTGCCAGTCCTGCCGAATGCACCGAGCCTTGGTCATCAAGTACGGCTCTGAAAAGTGCATCCCTTGGCAAGGCGAGTTTGACAAAGAAACCCTCACTGTGCCAATCTTTGATGGCCAGCCTGTCCTACCTGGCATTAGATCCTGTGGCCACACAGACTGCACCAACCCCAATCATGTCTTAGGTGACCACTAAAGTAAAACAACAAGAGATAAGGAAAAAGAGATGGCAAGTATCAAAGTAAAAGGCACCATTAGCCGAGTATTCTACGAAGGCAAGGGCATCGAGCTGACCGAGGCTTACACCACCAAGGCTGGCGAAACAATCAACAAGCGATACACAGTATGGCTAAAGACACCGACTACTTTTGACATCGGTGACGAGTTGCAGGTTGAAGGGCTTTACAGCTCAGAGATTGACAACTGGACCAACAAAGAGGGCGAAGCGAAGCAGTCAATCAAGGTGAGCATCAACAACCCTTACATCACCCCAGCCGACCCAGCTCAGGTAGTGAAGTCGT